AATATTATCATCATTGTCCCAACCCCACCCCCCCCTATGTTGCAATGCAGCATGGCACAGTCTTTGCTATGCAAGAATCATGCCAGGTCTATGTTGCAGTGCAGCACTATGTTGCAGTGCAGCAATAAAGTTATCCACAGAGTTATCCACAGGCTGTGTTGTGCAGTGCAGCAATAGATGTGGCAATGTTGCACCGCAACAGGGGGACTTCATTGTGCAACGCAACAATGGTGCAGTGCAGCAGGCTATGCACCAAAAGAGGGCAGTAGTGGTCACAAAATGACCAGCAGCTATGACTGTATAGGCATACATGGTTCTAAAAGGCTCTAAAAAGCCTTAGGACAGGTTTTCTCTGTTTAGGCTAGGCAGGTATCAACCAGGGCTCGCTAGCGGTTTTTCTAGTATCCATGCGGGTTACAGCCCGATTTGACCTTGTTAGCAAGTCAGGTATTTATCCACAGGCAGGCAATACCTGAGCACAGAAGTCAAGATAAGGGTTTTCCCTAATACCAAGGCAGGAATTCTGTGCTTATACTGTAGTCTCAGTATCACAAACCAAGAAAGGACTACACCATGAAATTCACCAAAGCAGTAAACCTCTGGGCACTAAAGGATTCACAGGTAAAGGCATTACAGGCGGGTCAGTGGGTCTACGGTGGCGAGCCCAACAACAAGGGTAGATACCTAGGCACAAAACCGTCAGGAACCGTTATAGTGGCGTGGCAGGGCAACACAAATCAACAGGCATCAAAGTCAGGCTACATCAAGTCTCTTCGTGCCTACGCTTTAATCTAACCAAGAAAGGAAACATCATGACAATCAAACATAGCCTACAGAAGCGAGCCGTACAGTCAATCAATTTTATCCCGTCAGGCATGGGAGAATCAGGTTGGATGATATACTTAAACGACGGCTATTCATTCGACCCAATGTCGCCTGATTGGTCTAGGTTCATCCCTTCAGACTCATTAGAGGAAGCCATGTCCTTGATTGCTTATAGACTTAAAGCCTAACTGACGAGCCCTGAATGGGCGAAACCGTAGGGATACGGTCTTAGGCACAAACCAAGAAAGGGAACCTAAACATGATTGACAACATCGACAACCGCATAAGCAACACCGAAGACGTAATTGATTCTCGTGATGTGATTGAGACCATCCACCATCTAAGAGACTGGGTAGCGTCAGAGACTGACCCGATTTGCCTAGCAGGATACAAGGCAGAGCTCGCAACACTAGAAGCACTTGCAAAACAGTGCGAGGATTACGCCTCAGACTGGCAGTATGGCGAGCAGTTGATCCGTCGCTCTTATTGGGTGGACTATGTTGAGCAGTTGATTAAGGACTGCGGAGACATCCCCGAAAATGTTCCCTCATATATTGCGATTGACTGGGAAGAAACAGCCGAGCGCATCGAGGTGGATTATATGTCGGTGGACTTTGATGGGGTTGAGTACTTAATTCGTTGTTGCTAACATTTACCCAGTACTATCCTATAGTGTCTCCATAGCGGGGGCACTATGGGGCTAATATTGGCCTTAGAATAGGGGTTATATTATGACTATGTGGGAATACGCAAGTATCGCAGTACTGTTGTTGGGCTGTGCAGGCATTATCATTACGATGAAACCGTGGGACTTGGACTAACTTTATAGGAGCATTAAAAAATGACAAGAACTGAGAAATTGGCTCAGACGCTAGAAAACCTAGGTTTTAATATCCATTCGGTAGAGGATAGCGACATATACGAATCGTGCATAAATCTAGCCGTTACTTCTGATTCTGATTTGTGGATCGGGGTTTCTGAAGAGTGTTATAGCGTTTCTTACTGTTGCGAATCTGGGCAAGTGGATTTGCCAGTAGTAGAGACCATGTTAGATGTTATCGACGATGTAAGAACTGCAATCAAGCATATCAAAACAGAAGAGGTGAGCGCATGAAACACAAACAATGCAAAGCAGACAGTATCAACGGCACAAGCCTAAAAGGTTATATCACTACAACCTACGATGACCTTTGTAAGGCCTTTGGAGCGCCTACGATATTCGTAGGTGATAAGACCAATGCAGAGTGGTTCATAGAATTTGAAGATGGCTCAGTCGCTACCGTTTACGATTGGAAGCTAGATCACATACCATTGGAACCCTACCGATGGCACATTGGCGGTTTTGATGCCTTTGCCGTTGCATCTGTTCACAATGCCGTGTTAGAATCGAAGGTATCTAATTTTGTCCAACAACAAGAGGAGGTTTTATCATGCTGTTAACGAATGAGGAAGTGGTAGAGATCCTAGATGATCGACTAGATTATAGCGATTGGGGCAACTGGTACGGTGACGAGGATGCCTTGATCGAATTCGCCTATTACATCGTCAAAGCAGAGGATGAGAAACGGCTAAAGCTAGCCTATGAGAAGGATTTGCTCAGAGATGCCTACTTTAGCGAATCCATGAGTGCCTTTGATGCCTTAACTATTAGAGAGGTCAGAGACCATCAAGGCGATTGTCCTGCATTGGATGGCTTTGGGTGTAGTTGTCAGGAATTAGACAGAAAGGTAGGGACATCCTAATGAGATGCCGATCCTGTAATGAAGCATTGACTGACTATGAGACCACAATTCGCTCACTTCACACTATGGAATATGTGTCCATGTGTAAACAGTGCCTAAAATCGATTAAAACAGACCTTTGTGCCGTCGGTAATGTTTCCCTGATGTCTGAGGCCGATGAAGTCGAGGAAGGCACTGAGGCCGATTTAGACCCATTAGCGGGCATTGAGGATTTTGATGATGATCCTTGGAAGGACAGATAAGCTGGCATGATTCTTGCTATTAAAGACTATATTGATTAAATAGTCTATATTGAAAAAGACTTTAATAAAGATTTTAATTCTTTAACTATATAGGTAACTACTTAGAAAGGTAGCACTCAATGGAAAATGATGACTTAGAAAGGATTTATTGGTTTTGTGTTTCTGATTGTGTAGACCTATTAGCACATGGCTCTACTGACATCGAGACCCTGCTTAACGATGTCTACGAGGCTCTAAAGCGCACTAAGCCTACATCTGGCAATTGTGTAGCCCTTTTGGCTGTGTTGGATCAGCTTGCTGAGGAAAGGACTAGAATTAATGCAAACACAGTCTAAATTTATCAAACACATAGCCTGTGATGGTTGTGGCAGCTCTGATGCCAGAGCAGTCTACTCTGACGGCTCAGAATACTGTTTTAATTGTAAAACCCATAGCAGGCCCTCAGAGGGCTTTGCTGACCAAGGAAGGGGTAAGGTACTAACTATGACTCACAAACCCGTTGTAGAGCCTTTTAGAGGCCTTAGCGGTCAATTCCTAAGCATACCTGAGAGAGGAATCACTAAAGCCACCTGTGAAGCCTACGGTGTCAGACAATCAGGGACAGAACATTATTATCCCTACACTGACGATAGGGGCACTGAGGTAGCCTTTAAGATTAGGACAGTGGCAGACAAGCAATTCAGGTCTCAGGGCAACATTAAAGAGGCTCTGCTCTTTGGTCAGAATCGGTACCCTGCCGGTGGTAAGTACCTGACCATCTGTGAGGGCGAATTAGATGCCCTAGCTGCCTTTCAGATGACGGGGTCGTTGTATCCTGTGGTGAGCATCAAGAACGGGGCACAGTCGGCTGTGAAAGACTGCCAAGCACAATTTGAGTACATCGACAGCTTTGAGACAATTGTGCTTGCATTCGATGCTGATGAACCAGGGCAGGAAGCAGCCCTAGCCGTGGCTGATCTGTTTGGTAGCAAGGTCAAGATTATGAAGATGACTAAGCCTTACAAGGATGCTTGCGACTATCTGAAGGACAACAAATCTGCGGACTTTGTGAAGGCATGGTGGGCAGCAGAGACCTATGTGCCCGATGGTATCGTTGCCGGTGCTGAGTTGTTCGAGCTAGTCATGCAGCCACTTCCAAAGGCTCAGGCGCACTATCCCTATGCAGGCTTGAATGACATGACCGGCGGTATCAGACAGCAAGAGATGGTGGTGGTCACTGCTGGCTCAGGTCTTGGTAAGTCTCAGTTTATTCGTGAGGTCATTTGGCAATTGCTCTGTGAGACCAAAGATAACATCGGGATTATGTTCTTGGAAGAGTCGGTCAAGCGGACAGCACTGTCGCTGATGTCGCTAGCGATCAATAAGCCACTGCACTTGGCAGAGACTGAGGTCACTGAGGCATCAAAGAAGGAAGCCTTTGATAAGACCCTAGGTTCTAACCGGCTGTTCTTTTATGACTGCTTTGGCTCTACCGCAATCGATAACATCATCAATCGGGTTAGGTACTTTGCAAAAGGGCTAGACTGCAAGTACATCCTGCTAGACCATGTCAGTATCGTGGTGTCTGCTCAGGATCATGGTGACGAGCGAAAAGCCATTGATGAGATTATGACCAAGCTGCGGATGATTGTGCAAGAGACAGGGGTTGCCTTGTTTGTGGTGTCCCACCTACGCAGGCCAGACGGTAAAGGTCACGAAGAAGGCGCAGCCACTAGCCTGTCCCAATTAAGAGGTTCAGCAAGTATTGGACAATTGGCTGATATGGTGTTAGGATTAGAAAGGTCAGCACAGCATGAAGACCCTATCGAGAGGAACACCACAAGGGTCAGGGTTATTAAGAACCGATACAGCGGAGAGACCGGCAAAGCCTGTGCAGTCCTGTATGACAAGCACACAGGCCGTATGAACGAGATCAACGAGGATGCCTTATGAACCAAGACTATCTTAAAGAACTATTTTCTTACGATGACGGCTGGCTTTATTGGAAAGTAGACAAGGGATTAAAGAGACTTGCAGGGAAGAAAGCAGGAAGTATACAAAAGATAACAGGATATTGGCGTGTTAAAATTGATGGTAAAGAGTACCTGTTGCACCGGCTGATCTTTTTATATCATCATGGGTTCTTGCCTGAGTACCTAGACCACATCAACGGAAACCCATTAGACAACAGGATAGAAAACTTAAGGAAAGCCACTATCTCGCAAAACGGTTTTAATACCAGGAAGTATAAGAATAATAAAAGTGGTGTGAAGAATGTTTTTTGGTACTC